GAATGGCTTCCCATTTACCATTATTATAAACATGTGCAAATTTATTATTTATATTTTCTACTTTTATTGTATTATTTTCTGGATGCTCTTTATTAAGGTATATATCATGGATTAATTGCATATACCCTTTCTCAATATGCTGATTCATAATTAAATTTGTTAAATATGTATTGTCCATAAATGAAAGATCTTCCTTGCCGAAATTATTGATTTGGATGTTGTTGGTGGTGTTATTATTTGAATTATTATTTGAATTTTTAGTAATTGTATTATTTACATTTGATTTACTAGTATTATTATTAATTTTATTTAATATTCTAATTTGTTCATCTAACGGAACATTTAATTTTAATATATTTAATATTTGTACTGCATCAATATTTAATAATAAATTTAATATCTCTACTTTTTTTTCTAAAGGAGAATTAGATTTTACTATAATTGATGTTGTTTCATCATTTGTATCTTTTTCTTTTTTTTCTTTTTTATTACATTTTATATTATGATTAAATAATGTTTTTTGTTGTTTAAAGAATTTATTACATTTATTACATTTATAATCAGTTTGAACATTACATTTATTTTTTTTATTTTCATGTTGGGATAGGTGCTGTTTTGTATCAAATATAGTTGAACATATATTACAAATATAACTCATTTTATATAATATATATTATAATATATATTTGTTTTTTAAGTGTATTTATAAGTTACTTATTTTTTTAAGTTATAATATTATAATTTTATTACTTAACTAAATATTTTTTTCTATAAAAATTTATAAATTATAATACTTTACACAAAAAGTAAATTTAAAATTTTTAAAAAATAAAATTTATAACTAATTATGCTTTAATAATTTTATTATTGTTTATTTTATTATAAATATTTGCTTTTTGTGTAAATTTTTAAGTTGTTTTTTTTGCTTTTTAAGTTTATAATTATTTATTATATTTTACAATCTTTATTGATTGAATTTTTTTATATATTTATTATATTTTGATATTTTTATGATATATATCTATTTCTTTTTAAGTTTAAATATTAAGAGAAGTAAAGTAGATATATAAAATATATGATATAATAATATAAGGTATAAAATATTGGATAAATAAGTTAGTAAACTTAAAAGGAAGAGTGAGTTTGTGAAATTCACAAAAAAAACTTCAGGATAATTCAAAACTGATTTTCGGCTGGAGGATTCGATTTTCCAAAAAAAATCACTTTTTTTTTATTAATAAAAAATTGAAAATAATTTATTAAATAATTATATTATAAATAATAATCTACAAAAATGTCCAATCTTGTCATTCACTACATCGAATTTGATATTCAATACGAGCTCGATAAATATGATGCTCGTAATCTAGAGCTTAAATTAAATGTATCAACTTTCGCTCACAAATGGAAACATATTGGTGATTATTTATTTGATTATCATACTGGAAAAGATGTAATTCCTTACCTTAGTGTAACTCTTGAGCAGTACAATACTCTCAATCTACTAAAAGATACTCCTATGGACGACTGTCATAAAATATAAATTAAATTACTATTGGATCAACCCAAAAGTAAATATGATTCAAATAATTAGTTTCATAATATTCTGATATACCTCCATGTAGAATTACATACAATCTTTCTAAAATTTGCATATTCACATAATATGATCTACTTAATTTATTAATATCTTCCTCAGATAAATCCGGTTTATTTAATTCATTTAATTTTTTTAGCATGTTAAAAATTGTACAACTCATGTCATAATCAACCTCATTGTTCGATTCATAATGTTTGCTTCGATATCTTTTACGAATATTATAAATTTCATCCGAGAACTCTTTGGTGTTCTTATAATTATTATAAGGCAACAATTTTCGAAATCCATTCATACTTATATCCGCTACCAAATGATCTATTGTACGATAATCTGGTGATTCATCATACCATGAAATTTCTTCATCTTGAGTATTATAGCCATCATCTTCAGCCATTTTTAGTTTATTCATTTATATATTATATCATTTTGATTTAAATATTTCAATTTTTTATAAAGTAATTGAAATATTTAATCCAAAAAAATTCGATCAAATATATCATTTTTAGTAATAGGGTGCATAAAACCAGTTCGATAGTAATGCAATATTTCTAACTTTCCAGCTAAAATCCAGTATGACATACTGAAATCTTCTATTTCTTCTTCTGTTAAAAGAGTTTTCCTAAGCTCAAATAATAATTCAAGCATTGTACTAATAGCATCATCTTTCTGTTGGATACTTTCATCTTCACAACTATCTTTATCAAAATACTTTTGAATTTTCATTAATTCATTTCGGTAGATTAAAGAATTACGATAATTACTAAATGATTTCAAATTACCTTTACCATCAGAAATTCCTGCAAGTAGTTCAGAATAATCCCGATAATCAGGACTTTCTATAGTATCATCTTCGTAAAAAGATGAAGGCTCGCAAATTAGTTCAGTTAATGACATTGTTATTTATAAACAGTCTATTAAATTATATAATATAAAATTTATTATATTATATAAATAATTTTTTCAATTTTTATTTAAAATTTTAAATAATTCATCACATGTTATATAAGATTGTTGATTATCTATTTCTTCTTGACTTACTGCCTTTGGAGCAGGCAAAGCTTTTATCATTTCAATTTCATTAAATTGTATTATATCTATTGATCCAGTTATTCTAACTGGTTTTTTAATTATTTCCAAATATGCTTTTAAATAATTAATATGATTTTCTTCAGGAACTTGAGAGATTGTTGATGGTTCTTCTTCATTTAATGATTTTATATATTCATCTGCTAAACATCTTCTAATATGATTCAATGTTTGCGGGATACAAATATTAGTATTGTCTTGTGTATTTTTACCATTACCTGAAAATCCTATAAAAAGAGGTAAACCTGCATCATTATGACCAATGCAATATACATTTTCATTAGAATATGATCCCCACGTAGTTTTATAACTAGGATGTCCTGCAATAAGACATCCATCACCAATTTTAACAAATTGATTTTTTTTAGATGATAAATTATCAAAAAAGATTTTTAAATATTCTATAATAACAAATAATCTTCGAGCTTTTTTTTCATTTAATAATATATTATTTATTTCATTAAAATACTCAGATATTAATGTTCCATCAGTTATAAAGTTTTTTAAATGTGCTATTTCATAAATACTATTATATCCTTTTGGTAATTTTTCACCATTAATTAATAATCTTTCAACTATTTTGTCAATTACACATATATCTAATAGAGTTTCTAGAAATTTAGGCATAGTTTTTTCTAAAATTGCAAACTGTGTCATATAAAATGCGGTAGTACATTCCATATGTAAAGTAATATCATTTGGTATACTTGAAAATGTTAAATCTATTTTTCTATTAAATAAAGGTACTGGAATATCTCTCGAATTTAAATAAAAATTATTATTTTCTGTAGGGTCTATTTTAATACTCGGTAATGTTGGATTTAATGGAAATCTATACCAATTTGGAAAATAATATTCATATGCGGGAGTATTTGCGATTAATTTTGTTTTTGTATGATCTAATACTTTTTTTGTATAATCAAATTTTTTATTTAAAATATCATATGATGATTTAATTGCAATAACAGCTAAATCGCGAATTTTCTTTTCGTGTCCTTCAAGGACAAACTTTGAATTTAATTCTTTATATAAATCAGATTCTATTTTTATTATTTCAGCAATATTATCATTTATAATTTTAATAGGTTTACAATATATTCTATGTCTTGGCCAATCATCTATTTGACATTCAGTACTGCAATATTTTTTAAATTTACATCGTGAACATACAAGATCTTCAACTTTTGGACAACCACTTTTACAACCATTGCCACCTACGTGAGAATGATTAATATCTTTCTTGAGAGAAAGATATTTCTGTTTGATACTACCGCCTTGCACATTAATATCTTTCTTAAGAGAAAGATATTTCTGTTTGATACTACCGCCTTGCACATTAATATCTTTCTTAAGAGAAAGATATTTCTGTTTGATACTACCGCCTTGCACATTAATATCTTTCTTGAGAGAAAGATATTTCTGTTTATATTTTAAATATTTATTATAATATTCCATATATTAAATTATAATAAAATTATAATTTAATTATATTTTAATTAAACACAATAGTTGGTTCATTATTATATTTAAAATTATTACGTTTATTTACATCATTATAAAATAGAAACTCATTAAAAATATTTAATTCTTTTAATTCATCTCTTGTATATATTGTTTTATTTGTATCTTTAATTTTTACTAATTCAAAATGTTGATGAATTTGAAATATTATAATATATTTATCATAATCAAGTTTATTATATGGAGAATTAAATATAGATTTATTTGTACCATCAATTACTATTAAATTATATTTTAAATAATCTAATAATTTTTCACCAATTTCAATATTAAGAGGAGGTACAACATAAAATGTAATATTCTTATCTGGATTTAAGTTTCCTTCAATATTATTAATATTTAATGATTCTTTTTCTGTAGTATCAAAAATATCTAATCTAGCTATTTTAATCCTATATGCATTTCCAAAGTATTCTCTCGAATATCGATCATAATGATTTATATCATTCTTTTTATAATATCTATTTTCTTGATTTTTTTTAAGTACTGTTCTATATTTGTAAGTATCAATATATGGAAATCTTTGTAGTAATGGTGATAATCCTAATAAAATTGCATGCAATAAACATGTTCCACCCGTAGTAGTTTCTACTATTTCTAATTTAGTCGCAAATGGAAATTCACGTTCATTTATACCCCACGGAATACATCTAAATGTAGGTTCAGAATATAAAAAATCGAATGATTCAGAGATAGGGTAAAAATTTAAAAAAAAATTAATAAATTTTTCTGGTAGATATTGCTCTCTATTTATTGTAATTACTGATAATTTGCTTTTAACTAGTGATTTTAAATGATTATATAAAAAAATTATTTTTGCATTACTATTCTTATTAATTTCTCTACTTACAATACTTAAATACATTATTAAATCATTTATAGGTTCACTTATACTTATTTTATATAAATCATTTTCATTTTTAATTGATTTTAATCTTTCCATAATATAATATTTAAATTAATATTTAATTTAATCTATTTCAAAATTTAATATTTCCATAGAAAATATATCTAGTAAATCTGTTTTATTGTATATAGTTTTTAATGTATTTTTTTTTTTAATTAATTCAAAATGTAAACCACGGTTGTATATAATTATAAATTGTTGATTTAGTTTATTATATGGAGATGTGGAAATGTATGGTTTTTTTTTTAAATTTTCTCCTATATTTATTAAATTATATCTTAATTTATCTAATAATTTAAAACCAATCAAAATATCTAAATCTGGTAATTTCCATTTTTGTAAATCTGCCCAAATTGTAGAGTCATTTAATATACCTTTATTATTTAATAACATAATTTCCTCATCATCAAAATTAAATAAACTTTTTTTAGATCCTAGGAATAATCTATATGCATTTCCTAATTCCTCAATATAATAATTTTCATTATTTAAAGTTTGTAATGTTGGTGATAATCCTAATAATATTGCATGTAATAAACATGTACCTCCACCAATAGTTTTTACTTTTTCTAATTTAGACCTAAAATCTAAGCTAAAACTTATAGGTAATTCAATTCTAAAAAAATTTATTGTATCTAATAATTTCTTAGGATATTTAGATAAAATATTATTAACCCAAATTTCTGGTTCTATTTCATATAAACTAGGATTAGAAATTAAAATTAATTTTCTTTTAATAAGTAATTTTAAATGATCATAAATAAATTTTATAGTATTATTTTTATTGTTTATATGATAACTAACAATACTTAATAATTTTATTAAATCATTCTCATTATATGATAACTTTATTTTATATAAATCATTTTCATTTTTAATTGATCTTAATTTATCAATAAATCTATCCATAATATAATATTTATAATAATTTTGTAAAGTATTTATTTTTATTATTTTCTAAAACAGTTTCTATTACTCCAGTTATAATAGAAGCTCTACCCTTCAAACTCATTTTAGCATTTATTTCTAATAAATAAGGCTTCTTATTTTCAAACATAAAATCCGCTCCAAATAATTCAAATCCATTTATTGCATTCCATTCAGGAACAAAATCAGTTTGATTATTAAATATCATCTTAATTATATCATGCATTTCATTTATAGATTTATTTACATCATCTTCATTCCAATTATCTGGTATTTCTTCTGGAAAAGTTATTATTTTACCTGGTTTGTAATGAGTATCATGAATATCTTTATTTAACCAATCACTTTTCTTATATTTTTCTAATGCTTTTACATAATACTTATAATTACTTATAAATACTTCTGGTTTTTTATTCTTAACTACTTTAATCAATATAATTACTCTAAAATGAAATTTATATCCATCTTTTAAATTTGGATCCATAATATAATCTTCTAAAATCCATTCTTTATATTTTTTATTTTCATTTAGCCATTTAATTACTTCGTCTTTTGTTTTAACTATTGTAATACCACGTCCTTCAAATCCATTCAATGGTTTTAATATTTTTATTTTATTTTCTATTATAATATCTTCTACTTTAGCATTACTATTAATATATTGTGCATTAATTATAAAATCTAATTTTTCATATTTCTTATGCAAAAAAATCTTATTTGATATTTCTGATTTACTATCACCATACAATAAACTAATCCAACTTGATCCCTCACTATTAAAACGACTTCTGTAATATGACGCTTCACCCTGAATAAAAATAAAATCAACTGGATAATTTGTAGATTTCTTATATCCTTTATTAATTAATTCTTTACTCATTTCTTCGTCAAAATCACTTTCATCTGTTTTTATATAAAAAGTATTATTAGTTTGAGTTTGCATTATTTGTCGTCCATAAGAATACTGACGAGCATATTGATAATTATCTTTTGTATAATTCTTAACTTTCTTCTTAAGATTAACTTTTTGAAAATCTGGATGATCTTTATTATCAATTAGTATGGATATTAATCCTGGAATTATATCCATTTGAAGAAAAGGATACCAGTCAGAAAATACACCATGCATAGTAGGAGGTAATCTTTCATATAATTGTATAATTCCATTAAAAATATAATAACCATTTTTAGAATTAAAAAAAGTTTCTATTTCTATTTTTGATTTAAATAATAAAGGGACAATATTATTTATCATTTCATCTACATATAATGCTTCATTTTTTTTCATATTATCTGGCAACGAATCTGGAAAAAATAATAAATCTTTTTTTTTATTATTTTCTGTAAATGTTAAATCACGATTATATGTATAATATGGTGATGGTTCTCGAATATATGGATCTTCATACATTAGATCTTTATCATAGAATTTAGATGCAAGGTTATATAATTTTTTTTTATAAAAATATACTTGGAATGGGTTAACTGTAATAATAAAAACTAAATTTAAAGAAAATGCTCGTCCATTTTTTAAACATGGTTCAGTTAATACATCTTTAATTATCCAATTTTTATTTTCAGGATACTGTTTTATTATACTAATAATTTGATCTTTCGAGGAAACTAGTTTTCGTGGATTATCAATCCAATGTTTAATATTATCACCAGGTGTACTAAAATCTGGATCTAATATATATTGTTTATATATATTTTTAATATTATTTAGATTTAATTCTTTAAAGGGATGAATAAAAAATTCCTTTTTATATTTTCTTATGTATAAATTATTATTAAAAACTATATTATCAAATGTTTTTCCTTTAATAAAATTAATTAATTCTGTTTTTTTAAATTTATCTTGATTATTATTATTTTTATATTCTTCATTTAATTTTTTTCTTAAAGTTTTATCATATGTTAAACCAAAATTAATTGGTAAATCAAATGATTCAATCCATCCCTTTTTAATAAGTTTTAATTTAAATTCTTCAATAAATTTCTTATTAATATTAAAAAGGATATCAATTAAAAATGTTTTTTTTGCACCACCATATTGGTTAATATACGGTAGTACAAGACTATCAGATTGCACAAAACCATCTTTCAAAGAAAGATACTTTTGTTTGAGACTATCAGATTGCACAAAACCGTTTGAATCTTTTAGATTCAAATACTTTTGTTTATATTTTATATACTTATTATAATAAATATCATTCATATAATAATAAATAAATTAAATATTTATTTAATTTATTTAGATAAAACTATTTGTAATAGATATATTGCTATAATTTTACATATTTTATTAAACAACGAGTACTTTAGAATCAGAATTTGTTGGTTTTCTCCAATTATCACTTATATCTGCTCTACTTAATGGCCTAGTAGGTGTTGTTCTCTTTTTTGTATTAAATACTGCAAAATTTGGAGGTGCATTTGTTGGTTCTCTCCAATTTTGACTTTTATCTGCTCTACTTAAATTTGATTCTTTTTTAGATTCACATATTTTTTGAAGATTATGATCAACTTCTTTCATTAATTTAAATTCATCTAATTCTTTATTATTAAGAATATTAATTATATCATTTATAAATGGAGCTTGATGTACTACTCCAGTTCTACGATTTATTTCATGCAATATCGGACATTTATTTTGAAATGATATATCACATGCAAATATTTGAAAGCCATTTGGTGAATTAAAATCTGGATATAAACATTTTACTGATTCATCACTAAATATTATATTAAACATTTTATTTATTTCTGTATTTATATTTTCCTTATCTGTTTCGTTATATCCATCTGGATAATCTTCTGGCCAATATACATTATCATCAAAATTATAAATTACATCATCACCATTTTCGTTCTTACTAAAATCATTTCCACCTCCTGATTTTGTTATTAATTTTAATATTTGGTCTTCTTTTTTTAAATTAAAGAAATCATTAAAATTATCTGTTAAATAATCTCCACCCGTTAATATTTTAATATTTTTTATATGTGAACCAATTATAAAATCTGTAGTATCATTTAATAATAATTCATCTTTACATTCTTCTTTTATTATGAAATAAGGTTGTTTTTTACTTATATATATTTTTAATTTTTCACCCGATTTACTTAGTATTAAAATATGCACTCTTATATTAAATTTTCTTCCCTTAATTTTATCTTGTTCTACATAATCTTCTAAAATCCATTTATTTGCATGTACTTCATAAATATAATTATAAAATGTTGTATTATCAAAAGACTCTATATGTCTGTATATGTCTTCTTTATTATTTACTAGCACTATTCCTTTCCCTCTATAACTATTACTTGGTTTTAATACTTTTGGTTTACCATCTTTCCAATTACTAACAATTCTATCAATATCTTCATTTCTACCTTTATCTTTTTCTCGAATAATATATGAATTAGTTAAATAATAACCTAATTTATCTTTAAAATGCAAATATAATTTTGCTTTATTAGTAGTTATATCTTTAAATTCACCCCATAATAAATTAATCCATTTTCTATTAGGATATTGAGTTAACCAATTATATACTTTTGTACGATCATCCATCGGATATTGATCATGTCCATGTAAATATACAAATGTTGCTTTTAATTTAGCAGCTTTAGTTTCTTTTGATTCTTCAGTAATCTTAGGTCTTAAATCTATATTACCTGAAGAATTTTTTATTGCTAAATATTCTGGTTCGGAATATCCATCATATCCATTTGCACGTAATGCTTTTACTAATGGATTTTTAAAATAAAAATCTTTATAATATTTTATATTAATATAATAATATAAATCTTCCATTGGTTTAGCTAATTCTTCATAAATATTTTCAAATCGCTTATTTAATTTTCTCTGTTTTTGATTTTTATTACCACCATGTTTTAAATCCAAATACTTTTGTTTGTATTTCAAATATTTATTATAATATAAATCGTTCATATATATTATAACTAATTAAATTAATTTTGTAAAATATTTATTTTCTTTATTTTCTAAAACAGTTTCTATTATTCCTGGTATTATTGGATTCTGACCAGCCAATCCTACTTTTGAATTTATTTCTAAGACAAAAGCTTTCTTATTAGAAAACATAACATCCGCTCCAAATAATTCAAATCCATTTATTGCATTCCATTCAGGACTAAAATCTGTTTGATTCATAAAGATTTCTTTAAAAATATTATTCATATCTTCTATACTTTTATTTGCATCATCTTCATTCCAATTATCTGGTAATTCTTCTGGGAATGTTCTTATTTTTCCAGCAATATAATGTGTATCATGTATATCTTTATTTAACCAATCACTTTTTTTGTATTTTTCTCTTGCTAATCTATAGAATTTAAAATTAGCTACATGAACTTCGATTGTTTTATTTTGTAATACTTTAACCAATATTAATACTCTTAAATGAAATTTATGAGCATCTTTTAAATCAGGATCAATAATATAATCTTGCAATATCCATTCTTTATATTTTTTATATTTTTTATTTTCTTCTATCCACTTTTCTACTTCATTTTTAGTTTTAACTATGGTTATACCACTTCCAGAAAATCCATTTAATGGTTTTAATATTTTAATAACTGTTTCATTTATATCAGGAATTGGTTCATTTTGTGTTATGTATGATGATGATATCATAAATTCAGACTTTTCAAACTTTTTATTTAATAATATTTTATTAGATATTTCTGATTTACTATTTCCGTATAATAAATTAATATAATTTGATCCTTTAGAATTAAATCGACTTCTATAATATGTTGCTTCTCCTTGAATAAAAATAAAATCAACTGGATAATTTGTAGATTGTTTATAACCTCTTTTAATTAATTCATTAATCATATCATCTCTAAATTCGGAATCATCTTCATCTGTTTTAACATAGAAAGTTTTATTAGTTTGGGTAGACATTATTTGTCTGCCATAAGAAAATTGACGTTCATATTGGTAGTTATCTTTAGGAATATCTTTTATTTTCTTTTTTAAATCAATTCTTTGAAAATCTTGATGATCTTTATTATCAATTAGTATAGATATTAATCCAGGTATCATATGTTTATGAAGAAATTGATACCATTTATTAGAAATATTATTTGTCATTGGAGGTAAACCTTCATATAAATAAAATATAGCATTAAAAATATGAAAACCATTTTTTGAATTATAATTTGGTGTTAAATTAATTTTATGATTAAATAATATTGATATTGCATCATTTATTTGTTTATCTACAAACAAAGTTTCTTTTTTTGTCCATCCATCTGGATAATCATCTGGAAAAAATAATGAATCTTTATTAATTATATTTTCAGAATAATTAATATTTTTATCATATATATTAAATTGATTCGTTTCATATACAAAATTATCTGTATAATATGTATCTTTATTAAACATTTTTTTAGCTTTAGCATATATTTTTTTTTTTAATAAATATATTGAAAATGGTTTTAGTTTAATTACAAATATACAATTTAATGAAAATTTATATCCATTTTTTAATACAGGTTCACTTAATATATTTTTAATAACCCATTTATATTCTGGATGTGATTTTATTTCTTCTTCAATTTCCTTTTTTGAGCTTACTAGTTTTCTTTCATATACACCTCTTAACTCATTTGGTGCACTATTTTTACTAAATATAGGACGTAACCGATATATATCATATATATTTGGAATATTATTAATATCAATAATTTTAAAAGGTTCAATAAAATAGTATTTCTTATATTTCTCTAAAAATAATTCATTAATAGATATATTGTCAAAAGTAGTACCTTTAATTGAATTAATTAAATCTGACCTTTTTGAATCACCGTTTATAAAATTTTGCATTATTTGTTTATTATTTATATATATAAAATTAATTGGTAATTTTAATGATTCAATCCACCCTTTTTTAATTAAAAGGTTTTTCATATATTCAATTACTTCATCATTAATTTTAGACAAATTATATATGTAAAATGTTTTTTTAGTTCCACCTTGTTGATTTACAAAAGTATCAGATTGCACAAAACCGTTTGAATCTTTTAGATTCAAATACTTTTGTTTATATTTAATGTATTTATAATAATATATATCATTCATATATTTATAAATATTATTATTTATAAATATTAATTTAATTAAAATCAATTACTTTTGTTAAATTATCAAGTCCTTCATTTTTATTATCCAATATAATTTTTATTAAATCTTCTATATATGGTAGAAAATGAGGTAATCCTGTTCTATAATTTATTTCATGCAATAATAAAGATCCAGATTTTAATATTGATATATCTAATCCATACATTTCATATCCATTTTTAATAAATCTATCAACTTTTATATCTTTAATACCCTTATTTCCAAATATTGTTAGAATTATTTCTTTTAATTGATTATTTATTTCTTTTATTTGATCATTATTAAAATCATTGGGAAGATTTTTTGGATAATAAACATTTTTTTTTAAATCATATGGGATTGAATCACCTTTCTCATCTTCCTCACCTCCATCACCACCACCTCTAAAATATGAATCTGGTAAATGTGCTCCTTCTAATCGATCTGTACAATCCTGTATATTTTTATTTTTTGATGGATCTTCATTATTACATTCTGGATCTAATTCAGATGTTTTTGATATAAAATATGGGTGTTTATTACTCATATAAATTACTGGATTTTTATCTTTTAATTTAACAATAATTACATATACTCTCATATAAAATAATCTGTTTTCAATTCTAGCAGTTTCCATATAATCTTCAACTATCCATTCTGTTGGTTCAATAGAAACATTATCAAATTCTATTTTTTGAGGAGTTATTAAATATTCTTTTATTTCTGTAATATTTTGTATTATTTTTGTTCCTAAACCAGAATGGCTTGTTTCTGCTTTAATTATTTTATATTTACTTCCTGTAGAAAATATCTTTTCTAATTCTGCATCCGGTGTACTTTTTGTAATTATTTTATATGGTGCATAATATTTATTTAATTCTGGAATCATTCTTTGTAATGCTCCTTTTCTAGTTATTCTATTCATGTATTCTCCATATAATCGATTTATATATAATGCACTTTTAAATTGATTTAAATAATCACGTTTTTCTTTCTCAGTTATTGGATATGTTTTTTGACCATGTAAAAATACAAATGTAGCTGGACTATTAGTCCTATTTGGATCAGTTAAGCCTAAATAACTTCGATCATCTAATAATTTTGATAATTTATTTTTAAAATGTATATTTATTTTCTTTACTTTAGTATAACTATTATAATCATCATCTGTCCATATAATATATGTTTTAGCAATCGGACGTGGATTACGATTATCCGGTTTCTTATTAAATGCGCCCCAATTTGGAGGACTAGACTCTCTTTTATTCCATTTTTCCGCATCAATACCAGATGGATTACGACGATGTGGTGGAACATAAAATGGTTGACCACCATATTTTAACTCTAAATATTTTTGTTTGTACTTTAAATATTTATTATAATATAAATCGTTCATATATATTATAACTAATTAAATTAATTTTGTAAAATATTTATTTTCTTTATTTTCTAAAACAGTTTCTATTATTCCAGGTACTATTACTTCTTGATCAGTTATTCCAATTTTAGAATTTATTTCTAACACATAAGCTTTCTTTTTTGAAAATAAAATATCCGCTCCAAATAATTCAAATCCACTAACTGCATTCCATTCTGGATTAAAATCATTTTGATCTACAAATATTTCTCTGATTATATTATTCATATCTTTTATAGCTTTATTTGTATCTTCTGTATCCCAATCATCTGGTAATTCTTCTGGAAATGATATCATCTTTTTATCTTTATAATGTGTATCATGTATATTTTTATTTAACCAATCTCCCATCTTATATTTTTCTCTTGCTAAAATATAAAATTTATAATTGCATATATAGACTTCTTTAGGTTTATTTTGTGTAACTTTTACTAATATGATGACTCTAAGATGGAATTTTTTTCCTTCTTTTAAATTAGGATCTTTTATATAATCTTGCAATAACCATTCTTTATATTTTTTATTTTCATCTAGCCATTTAACTATCTCATTTTTATTTTGAATAATTGTTATACCACTTCCAGAAAATCCATTTAATGGTTTTAATATTTTTAGAGAATTATTTTCTACATCTGGTACATCACTAGTTTGAGTTAAAAATAAAGATGGAATTATAAATTCTGATTTTTCATATTTCTTATGCAATAAAATTTTATTAGATATTTCTGCTTTACTATTCCCATATAATAAACTAATCCAATTCGATCCCTTAGTATTAAAACGATTTCTGTAATAAGATGAATCTCCTTGAATGAATATAAAATCAACTGGATAATTTGTTGATTTCTTATAACCTTTCTCTATTAATTGTTTATTCATTTCTTCATCAAATTTATACTCATCAGTTTTTATATAAAAGGTATTATTTGTTTTGGAAGGCATTATTTGTCTCCCGTATGAAAATTGACGTTCATATTGGTAGTTATCTTTAGGAATATCTTTTATTTTTTTATTTAAATTGACTCGCTTAAAATCTGGATGATCTTTATTATCGATTAGTATAGATATTAGTCCGGGTATTATATGTTTATGAAGAAATGGATACCATTCATAATAAATACCATTTGTAAATGGAGGTAAACCATTATATAATATAAATGCAGCATTAAAAATATAAAAACCATTTTTTGAATTATAATTAGGTTTTAAATCTATTTTATGGTTGAATAATATTGATATTGCATCATTTATTTGTTTATCTACAAATAATGTTTCTTTTTTTGTCCATCCATCTGGATAATCATCTGGAAAAAATAAGGGAGTTTCATTATTTTTATTTTCGGAATAATTAATATTTCGATCAAATATATGATATGGGGATGTTTCATAAACTAAATTATCTGTATAATATGTATCTTTATTAAACATTTTTTTAGCTTTAATATATAATTTTTTTTTTAATAAATATATTCTAAATGGTTTTAGTTTAATTATAAATATACAATTTAATGAAAATTGATGTCCATTTTTTAATGAAGGATCACTTAATCTATTTTTAATAACCCATTTATATTCTGGATATAATTTAATCTCTTCTTCAATTTCTTTTTTTGAGCTTACTAGTTTTCTTTGATATATATCTCTTAAATTATTAGGTGCACTATTTTTACTAAATATAGGACGTATACGATATGTATCATATATATTTGGAATATTATTAATATCAATAATTTTAAATGGATGAATAAAATAGTATTTTTTATATTTTTCTAAAAATAATTCATTAATATTTATATTATCAAAAGTAGTACCTTTAATTGAATTAATTAATTCTGACTTTTTTGAATCACCATTAAAAAAATTTTGTATTATTTCTGATTTATTATTAATATATATAAAATCAATTGGTAATTTTAATGATTCGATCCATCCTTTTTTAATAAAAAATGATTTCATATATTCTATTACTTCATCATTAATTTTAAATATATTATTTATATAATATGTTTTTTTAGATCCACCTTGTTGATTTACAAAAGTATCAGATTGCACAAAACCGTTTGAATCTTTTAGAGCAAGATACTTTTGTTTGAGCCTATCGGCTTGCACAAAACCATCTTGCAAAGAAAGATGGTTTTGTTTGATCATATCAGATTGCACAAAACCATCTTGCAAAGAAAGATGGTTTTGTTTGATCATATCGGCTTGCACAAAACCGTTTGAATCTTTTAGATTCAAATACTTTTGTTTATATTTAATGTACTTATAATAATATATATCATTCATATATTTATAAATATTATTATTTATAAATATTACTTTAATTAAAATCAAATATTTTTGTTAAATTATCAAGTCCTTCATTTTTATTATCTAATATAATTTTTATTAAATCTTCTATATATGGTAGAAAATGAGGTAATCCGGTTCTATAATTTATTTCATGCAATAATAAAACTTCAGATTTTAATATAGATAAATCTAATCCATACATTTCATATCCATTTTCAATAAATCTATCAACTTTTATTTCTTTAATACCCTTATTTCCAAATATTGTTAGAATTATTTCATCTAATTGTTTATTTATTTTTATTATTTGATCATTACTAAAACCATCTGGAAGGTTTTTTGGATAAAAAGCATTTTTTTTTATATCATATGGGATTGAATTACCATCCATATTATATGTATTGCCTGTATACCCACCTCTAAAATATGAATCTGGTAAATGTGATCCTTCTAATCGATCTGTGCAATCTTGTATATTTTTATTTAATGATGGATCTTCATTATTACATTCTGGATCTAATTCAGATGTTTTTGATATAAAATATGGATGTTTATTACTCATATAAATTACTGGATTTGTATCTTTTAATTTAACAATAATTACATATACTCTCATATAAAATAATCTGTTTTCAATTCTAGTAGTTTCCATATAATCTTCAACTATCCATTCTGTTGGTTCAATCTTAACATTATTAAATTCTATTTTAACTGGAGTTGTTAAATATTCTTTTATTTCTGTAATATTTTTTATTATTTTTGTTCCTAAACCAGAATGGCTTGTTTCTGCTTTAATTATTTTATATTTACTTCCTGTAGAAAATATCTTTTCTAATTCTGCATCCGGTGTACTTTTTGTAATAATTCTGTATGGTGCAAAATATTCTTTCAATTCTGGAAACATTTTTTGTAATTTACCTTTCCTAGTAATTCTATTCATATAATCACCATATAATCGATTAATATATAATGCACTTTTAAATTGATTAAAATAATCATGTATTTCTTTCTTAGTTACTGGATATGTTTTTTGATCATGTACAAATATAAATGTAGCTGGACTATAATTCTTTATGAGATTATAAGGTATTCTTGAATAACCTCTATCCTCTAATAATTTTGATAATTTATTTTTAAAATGTATATTTTTCATTTCTTTAATATTAGAAAGAATATCATCATATGACAATATAGTATATGTTTTAGCAATGGGTAGTGGATTACGATTATCCTGTTTTTTATTAAATGCACCCCAATTTGGAGGACTAGACTCTCTTTTAGTCCATTTTTCCGCATCAATACCAGATGGATTACGTGCATGTGGTGGAACATATACTCCTTTTTCTCCATATAATATTGGTGCAGCTGATATTGGTGATTCCTTTATAGCAATGGGTTGTGAATTACGTGCATGTGGTGGAACATAAAATGGTTGACCACCATATTTTAAATCCAAATATTTTTGTTTATACTTCAAATATTTATTATAATATAAATCGTTCATATATATTATAATAATAAAACTTATTTCAAATAATTAAATTGTTTCCATTAATTGTTTTAATTGTAAATATTTTGTTTTGTATTTCATATATTTTTCATAATAATTCCCACCAGCTCTTTCATTCGCTAATACAAGTGCGCCAATAGGTATACATTTACGAAGTATTTCAAATAAAAATTGTAATAATCTATGTGATTTTCTTTCAAAATCACAAAAACTATAATCAACTGGTGCTGGTCCACCTGCACCACCAGACCCTTTACTATTTAATTCTAATAATGCACTTGTAAACTTAGTTGCAATATATGTAGGAGTGATTGGTACATCATTGTCATCATATATTTGTATAATACCAGTAGATCTACTTTTTACTATTTTAAAATGAATATGTCTTTTCTTTTTATCATCCTTAATTAAATCAAGAGTCATATGTACACCACTTGGTCCAATAGTTAGATGTATGCATTCACGAACACCTTTATCAATATTAAAAATATAAAATACTTGATTGATTATATTTTGTTTATTATTTGATCTAAAAAAAATTCTATTTAAAGATTGATGTTTTAATTCTTCCAAAATTGCAGCACCTAAACTATATGATACAAATGTAGGTGGTCTTCTTTTTCTTAAAACTAATTTAGCTGATGCAAGTGCAGGTGCTGGTTTTTTTGATACAAATGAAGATGAAGATGATGAATTTGAAGATGATGAATTTGAAGCACCTTCCGAAGATTTTGCTTGTTTTACAAAATGTAATATAGATTGCCAATAAGATGGTAAATCTGAATCATCGTCGTCCGAGTCACTTTCATCATATTCTTCTTCTGCTTTTGCGGATGATGCTTCTGCTTTTGCGGATGATGCTTCTGCTTTTGCTGACGATGCTTCTGCCGATGCTGCTGCTTCTAGATGTGATGCAACAGGGGCTAATTTGGCTAATTCTTTTGCTGCTTTTTTTTTTTCTGATTTTGAAAGAACTGCTGGTTCTTCTGCTGCCAATGCAGCTGCAGCTTCATCTGCTGCTACTCTTTTAATTGCTTCAAGTAATTCTAATTGTTTTTCTATTTCTTCTATATCTTTTTTTGATAATTCTTTTAATATTTTTTGTAATGCTTCTAAAAATGTTACTAAAATATCACAATTAATTATTAATTTTATATTAGTAGTTGTGTTAAATAAATAGCTAAAATCAAAATCTTTAAATAATATTTCAGTTTCATGCGTTGGATAAATTATTCTTATTAATTCAGGTGATATCTCGCGAATACCTAAGAATATAGTAGTATTTATTAATTTCTTATTAATTTTAAATTCCATTTGTGTAAGTATACGTTCTTTTGCTATTGTATCTGCCCATTTATAATACTCTGGTAATTTTTCTGATGAAATACTCATAGTTCTAGTTATTCCTTCCATTATATATATTATATTATTGAATATAAAAAATTATATTATTAATTGTTTTAATTTAAGGTATTTTGTCTTATATTTCATATATTTTTCATAATAATTACCTCCTTCTGTAAATCTTTTAAATTTAACTAAAGGTAATTTTCTTTGCTCTACAATAAATAATAAACAACCTAACAAAATATTAAAATCTTCAATAAAATTAACTTCACCTTCACTTACTGCTGCAGCACGAGGTGCCGTGGCAGCTGCTGCATGAGAACTAGAACTAGAACTATTACTAGAACTAGAACTATTACTTGCCGCAGCAACTGCATGTGAAGCAACAGAACCAGAACTTGCTTTTGCTGCATGAGATCCAGATGATGCAGCAGCACCACCGCCTTCTTCCATACGAATTTCTCTTAATCTAAAATTAAATATACTAGATAATAATTCAGCTGTTAAATCTTTTTCAACATTTTCCTTTTCATCTAAATATTTTACAGAGAATCCATCCCTCAGTCTCACAATAATAAAATCAAAACGTCTTCTTCTATCTCCTTCATTTATTAAATCACATGAAAAGTGAAGTCCGGTTGGATCTAAAGTTATATGTAATAATGTTCGTCTAGATCTTCTAACTTCAAATATATATACATTTCTACCATGATTTTCTCTTATTGATAATTTAATAAAACCATCAATCTTTTCTTGTCTTAGTCTAATATTACATAATCCACATAAATGAAATAAATCATCAGATTCTAAACTAGTAGAAAATAATTCAACTTGTGATCGAATTACAGACCATTTTTCTTGGTTACGTTCTAATTCAAAGGTATCATCTTTTACTCCACTTCTGCCTAATGCAGTAGATAAATCTTCAAAACTGATAGCCATATGAGGTGCAGGAGCAGATCTAGCTTCTGCACCAGCTCCTGCACAAGCTGAAGACGATGATCCTTCACAAGCAACTAAGGAGGCTTTTCCTGTACTAGATGCAGTAACACCTTTACTAGATGAATCAGCTTTTTTGCCGACCGCACCTTTAGATGAAGATTCTAAAGGGGAATCAGCTTCTAATGCTTTATCTAGTCTATCCTGTTCTTCTGGAGATCTTGAAAGTGATGCCAATAATCTTGCCTTTAATTCTAAATATGGTTTTCTTTTTCTTTCCATTATTGATCGTCTTTTTTTTGCTTCATAATCACTTTCTGCTAAAGATCCATATAATACTGCTGGACCGAAACTTTCACCATCTAATGTATTAATAATTATTGTTGCACTATCATAAACAAATAAATATTTATATAAATCTGTTAAAGTTAATTTAGTTAAAGGTAAATTAATAACACCAAATTCAGTAATTATTGTAACTGATCCTCTTTCTTGATTATCAGCAACTATAAAATTAATATTTCTACCATCAATTTTCAAAAGAACTTTTACATAAATATTACCTTCTTCATCACGCCACACAGATTCTTCTCCGATTTTTGCTTTACTACTTGAACTACTCATTTATATATATTATATTATTATAAAAATTATATTATATTATATAATGGAAAAAATTATTAGAATACTACTTATAGGAGACAGTAATATTGGTAAAACATCTTTAATGCTAAAATACGATGATAATAATATTAATTTATCACCTTCATCTACTTCTACTACATTTTCATTTGATTTTAGAATTAAACATACTAAAATAAATAATCAATCAGTAAGATTACAGCTTTGGGATACGTCAGGTTGTCATCGTTTTAAATATATTACTACAGCATACTTTAAAGGGGCAGATATAATTCTTTTATGTTATAGTGTAATTGACAAAGATTCCTTTATTAATATAGAATTATGGATGAATGAGATAGCAATGTATTGTACTTATATCAATCATGTATCTTTAATTGCTTTACAAACAGATAATCCTAATAGGATTGTTTCAAAAAATGAAGGGACCGATTTAGCAGCAAAATATAATATACCTTATTATGAAGTATCTAGTTATAATAATGAAAATGTTAATTCTACTTTTGAAACTGCTGTAGGAAATTTTCTTAAGCAAAAATAAACTAATTAACTTTATTACATCCAAAAACAAAAACAACAAGTTCTTCTTTTCTTAATCTTCATTTCATTAATCATATTAGTACTAATATCATTATATTGTTGTCTAAAATTTATTACTTCTTCCAACATTACATTTTTATAATCATGTTTTTTATCAAATTCTGCACTAGTTTCTGCGGTATTATCTCCTGCAAAAATTTTATTCTGAACTTCTATCATTTTATTTGTATATATTTTTAATCTATTTAGTAATATCATTTCTTGTGTTTGAATCTCTTTTACTTTAGTAAATACATTCATATTATAAATAGTTTGATATCTTTTAATAACACTTTTTGGCAATATAAATTGATTTTTTTCCTTAATTTCTTTTACTTTGTTTTCTATTTGATCTATAAAATTTTGTACATACGCTAAATCATATTTTATTACTCCTTTTTTTGAAGTATCTATTTGTAAACTCACGGAATTTTCTGAATTATTTTCTAAATCATCACTCTTCTTATCTTTATTAATATCTATCGCTGTACTAGAATTAACATTATCATCATGATTACTTAATAATATTTTTCCAGAAGTAAATTCACAAAGTGACTGCAATTGATCAAATGAATATGCTGATGTTTTATGTGCTTCTGCCTGGGCATCTAATTTTAAATATGTTATTACACTTAATATAAATGCATTAAATGCAGTTAATATAGAAACAGCTTCTGATGCATGTGAAGAATCTTTATATATCCCACTTATTACTGAACAAGAAGAAGAGATTAATATTGTGGGTAACATTAATCTGTATAAATAAAATTCACAATATTCTTTTCCCTTCAAATACAATATTTTTTGTCCTTTTAAATAAACTGCAATAATATCTAAAGTAGTAGATAATTGACCTTCATTTAATCCAAATTGTTCATTCATTTTATTTTTAACATCTAAAAATGTTAAAAAATCTTGTTGTTTTTTTATTGGATTTACTGAAATTAATTTATTTTCGGATGGTTTATTTTCTTCTGATTTACTTTCTTCAGATTTATTAATAATCCTTAAAATTGTTTTATTAGCAATTGGTTTTGCATTTAAATATTCAGGCAGTGGTGAATTTAATATATTATTTAAGTCCATATAAATATATTTATAGAATATATTTATAATCTGAATTTATTTTTTCTCAATCTGTTTAGTCTTTTTATTAAGTTTCTTTAAACATTCCTCTTCTTCTAAATAATCTTTATACACATTTTTAGGTTTAGTATTATTTAAACTATTCATATCAAATAAAAGTTTTAAATTATATTTTGGAGAATAATTATGTTTAACTAAAATACCATTACGATAAATAACACTCGTAAAATTATAAATTTTCATGAATTATATAATATTATAATATAAATATATTATAATTTTTATATATAAAATAATCAATTTTTAAATTTATTCTCCTCTTTCTATCTTTTCTAAAATCTTAGTTTGTTCTGCATTCAATTCTTCAGCTACTATCATTGCATCAAGTGCTTCATCACGATTAGAAATCTCATCCCATTCTATGGTTTTAATCTCATACAATTTTATTTTAGCTTTTCCAATTCTTTCAAATAATGCTGCTTTTTCTGCACTGATCGGAGCAGCAGCAGAATTACTCGCAGAATTAATCGAGTGAACTACTACAACTTCAACTACTGCCTTAACAGCAACTTTAATTTCTGGACGTTTACCAGTCTTAACAAAAGCTTTAAATTCTTCAGAATCATCTTTCATTAGTTCATCCATTATTTTTGGATCATTCGGTACAATATTCCTATACTTTTGAATTAATATACTTTCAATATTTACTCCTGAATAGATTACAAGTCCTTCCTTATCCAATCCTCTTCTTCCAGCTCGACCGATTGCTTGATGAGCTAAGCTATTATCTACTTCTTCTTTTGGTTCACCTTTCATTCCTCCCAATAACATAACAGTCTTAATTGGGTAATTAATACCAACCGCAAGTAACTTATCAGTAAATGTTATATATTTGTATTTACTTAACATAAATTGAGTCACTCGTTGCAGTGCTGGTTTCATTAATTCATTATAACATAAAATCCCAAATTCAATCCCTCTCATAAATGGATCATCATAGTTCATAATACAATCTTTACCATCATCATCTTCAGCATCATCATCTTCATCTGATTTACTTTCTTCTTTACCCCCTTTGATTGATGCACCACGAGTTAATTCACGATTAATTCTCTTTTTAATTTTTTTCATTTCACCTCCATCAATCGTAGAATCAGTTAATTTGGCTTCATCGTGCATTAAATAAGTCTTACGTCTATAAACAGTCTTACCTCTATATTTAGTTAACTCTTTTTGAATATGTTCCTTGCGTTTCTTAATAATATATTCATATGTTAAATCACCATCATATTTTTTATTAAAATCTTTAATAAAAGGTTCTATTTTTTCTTTAGGAATAGATTTATATTGATTGAAGAATTCTGTTATAGCTGGAAGAAATTGATTATCAAATACACTTTCTTTAATATTCTCTTTTTTTTCTTCTAAATCATCTTTTGTTGGAGCCTCTTTATCGTCGGACCCACCTCTAGTTTCTAATTTTCCAGTTAATTCTTCACATTTATTTAGATATGCCCAAATAATTGCTTGATCATCATTAAAATTATCATATACTAAATCATTATAATCTTTGACTAGTTGAACTAGTTTATGGTAAATTTCAGAACATTTCTTAGCATCCATTTTAAAAATTAGCATTGGTTTCATTTTAGTAGACTTCTTTTTTAATAAATTGTACAAGTCATACATTGATAATGAATCAGTTTCAATAGGTTTATTACTAATTACTTCATCTAATTTTGCATCCGGAAGTTCTTTCAAATATTTAATCATATTTCTTTCTATTTTATCCATTTTATCTAAAGTTACAAACTCTCTATCTGTTTCTGAAATTCTTGGAAATTCTTCTAATTTTTTATATAAACTCATAATCTGTCTAGGATGTAATCCAATATGAGTAACTTGAGATCGAAGAGTTGGTATAGTTAAATGTTCTAGAGGATCCAATTCAACTATCTCTCCATTTTGAATTACTAATCGCTTCTGATTAAAAAATCTCTTAATTTCATACACACCATAAATATCACCATATAATACTCTTGACAACCATGTATACAGTTCATCATAATTAGGAATAGTTGCTGATAAACACATAGTTGAAATCTTATACATTCCTGCAAAATTTAAAATATATTCGTAATACTCTCCTTCC